AGAAAGAGGAATTGATAGTAGTAGAATGGTTGTAATGCCAGTGACTACTGTACAAGAATTTAGACATCAATCACTTACTGTGCTTGACAAATACATAGAACAAAATGTCAAAGAAAGAAAACCATTATTATTAGTATTAGATAGTTTAGGTATGTTATCTACTACAAAAGAAATGGAAGATACACAGGCAGGTAAAGAAACTAAAGATATGACAAGGGCACAGATAGTCAAGGCTGCCTTTAGAGTATTAACACTAAAACTAGGTAAGGCAAAAGTGCCTTTGATAATTACTAATCACACTTATGATGTTATCGGATCAATGTTCCCACAAAAAGAAATGGGTGGTGGTTCAGGTTTAAAGTATGCCGCTTCATCAATCGTATATCTATCTAAAAGAAAAGAGAAAGATGGCACGGAGATAGTCGGTAATATAATACATTGTAAGAACTATAAATCAAGATTAACCAAAGAAAACAAAGTCGTAGATGTTAGATTAACCTACGACAAAGGTTTGGATAGATACTACGGTCTACTAGACTTGGCTTTAAAACATAATATATTTAAACAAGTTTCTACTAGAATTGAATTACCAGACGGATCAAAAACATTTGGTAAGACAATTAATAATGACCCGACAAAATACTTCACAAAAGAAATACTAGAACAATTAGATGGAGTATGTAGTAAAGAGTTTAAATATGGAGATGGAGTTGAAGCAGAAGATACCGAAACTACACAAGACGACTAACCCTAAACATAGGGAAGACTATGTGTTTGTAGAGAAACCTGGAGAGGACTTTACAGCACTAAAGTTAATTAGTGGTCCATTTTCATCAATAGTTTATAAGTACGGTGCCGTTGGGTTCAGACCTGAGTCTGAAAAAAGACCTGACGGTAGCTTGCCCATGCAGTTTGATTATGATATAATAGAGAATAATATTGAAGCAGATATTGATAGTCAAGAATTTATTAACCATATCGGTGACATACTTGTTGTGTTGATTGATGAAAAACTAAAAGAAGATAAACTAAATGCCAAGAATTGAACAAACAGCTTTAAGTAATTTAATTCATAACGAAGAATATACTAGAAAAGTTTTACCTTTCATCAAACAAGAATACTTTGCTGACAGATTAGAAGGATTATTATTTTTAGAAATCTATAAATTTGTTGACAAGTATAATAGTCTTCCAACAAAAGAAGCATTATCTATTGAGATTAACTCTAATAAGAATGTTAATGAAGATGAATATAAAAAGATAACAGATATACTATCTACATTAGATAAAGAACCAGTAAATACAGAATGGTTATTAGAAACAACAGAAAAGTTTTGTAAAGATCGTGCCATACATAATGCGATATTAGGTGGTATTCAAATACTAGACGGCAAAGATAAAGAACATACTCCAGAGTATCTACCTGAATTGTTATCAGGTGCTTTAGGTGTATCGTTTGATCAGAAAGTTGGGCATGATTATTTACTAGAGTCACAGGAAAGATATGACTTCTATAAAAAGAAAGAAGAAAGATTAGAATTAGATTTAGATTTCTTTAATAAGATTACAAGAGGTGGTATACCAAGTAAGACTTTAAATATTTGTCTTGCAGGTACAGGTGTCGGTAAGACAATGTTTATGACACACCTTGCTTCATCTGTATTACTTCAAGGTAAGAATGTATTATACATTACTATGGAAATGGCAGAAGAAAGAATTGCCGAGAGAATAGATGCTAATCTATTGAATGTAGGTATGAGTGATCTTGAAGAATTACCATACACAATGTATGAAACAAAGATAAACAAATTACAAAGTAAGACTTCAGGTAAGTTAATCATCAAAGAATATCCTACTGCGTCTGCTCACACAGGTCACTTCAAGAATCTATTGAGTGAACTTGCAATGAAGAAATCATTTAAACCAGATATCGTATTTATTGACTATTTAAATATTTGTGCTAGTGCTAGATTTAAGGCAGGTGCAAATGTGAATAGTTATACTTACATCAAATCAATCGCAGAAGAATTAAGAGGTCTTGCAGTAGAGATTGATGTACCTATATTTTCTGCCACACAAACTACAAGAGGTGGTTTTGTAAGTAGTGATGTAGGTTTAGAAGATACATCTGAAAGTTTTGGTTTGCCTGCAACGGCAGACTTCATGTTTGCCTTGATATCAAGTGAAGAACTAGAAGAAAAAAATCAGATAATGGTTAAACAATTAAAGAATAGATATAATGATCCAACGATCAATAGAAAATTTATTCTAGGTGTTGATAGATCAAAGATGAGATTCTATGATGTAGAACAATCAGCACAAACAGATTTAGTTGATAGTGGTCAAACACTTTCAACTGATAATAAATTCGGAAAAAAAGTAGGTCAATTTTCTGATTTTAAAATATAAGACCTAACTAAAAAGGAAATAAAATGGCTACAGGAAAAGTAAAATGGTTTGACGCTAAAAAAGGTTTCGGCTTTATAACACCAGATGATGGTGGTAAAGACGCATTTCTTCATGTGTCAGCATTACAAGCTGCTAATGTACAATCTGTTTCAGATGGACAAGCAGTATCTTATGAACTAACAGAGCAACGTGGTAAACAAGCTGCTTCTGAAATTGCATTAATATAAGGAGAACACAATGGCAATAACAATAGATGGTAAGTCTTATGACGAAACTAAACTAGACGATAAATGTAAAAACTCTATCGTACAAGTTAATTCACTACAAACTAGATTAAAACAATTATCAACAGAATTTGATAATGTAAAAGTTTTAATTAAACATCATAGTGAATATCTAACAGCGAATCTTCCAGCAAGTGCTATAGTAGAAACTACTACAGCTGGTGAGCCCGCTGAAGAACCTAAAAACTAGTATGAAGAAGAAGAAAAGCAGTAATAGAACTAGGCATTTTCCAGGTGATAAAAGACCACCAAAGACTATGCATAAGAACAAACTATTTTATGAAACTAAATTAAGTAAGCACGAAGGTAAAATGCGATGGTTGGTTATTGAAAGACCAACAGGTAGTATTCTTCGATCTGCTCACTTTGAAGACGAGGCGAAAGAACTTGCTGCTTTTCATAATAAACATAAACAATGGATTCATAGTGGAGGCGTTGTTAAGTTTTTGACAGAAGGGAAAATATAATGGGTGAAGTAATAATGAAACAACCAGACGGCAAATACTCAACTACTGATGGTAGTAATATGCTTGGTGGCGATTATCATAGAACGATTAATGCTTCAGACGGTACAATACCTGAAGAAGATATTAAAAGATACTATGATATTGCCATGAAGTTAGACTGGCAAGACGGTTGGTATTCATCGGAAGAGATGAAAGCAGAGGCAAAGACATCTGGTTATAAACATATTCATCTTGGTGGTAATGACACTAAAAGAGAGGAATATGAAATAGAGCAAGATTGGGTCAAAGAGATATGGGATAAAGTTAATCCTGGTATGAAACTATTAAGACATTATCTTAATGGTCATAACAAACATCAATCTGGCGGCATACATCTTGACGGATGGACTGCTAATCAATATACAGTTATTGTATATCTAACACCTGATTGGCAACCAGAAGATGGCGGAACGATTGAATTCTGGACACCTAATCTTACAGACGAACAAAGAGCGATGGCAATAAAAACACCGTACGGTCTTCAAGGTAGTGACGCAAAAAATATTGTTAAGTCATACTGGCCAAGAGCAGGTCGTGTTGTATTGTTTGATGGTAGAATACCTCATGTTGCGAGATCAGTTGAAACAGATAAGTTTAGAGTATCATTAGTATTCAAAGGCACAACAGATGGTATGAAAGAAGAAGAATCTAAAAAAGATTAATTCAAGGGGTCGTAGCTCAGTTGGTTAGAGTGCCTGCCTGTCACGCAGGATGTCGAGGGTTCGAGTCCCTTCGATCCCGCCATACATATAAATAGTGGTATGGCAGATGTAACCACACTAGCGGAAAGCGCTCAAGCAATATTTTGTTCACTAGCAGACGTTTTAGGTTCTGCTGAATCTAATAAAAGATTAGATTTAAAAAAATTCAAAA